TAACCAAAACTCTATCTGATGTGGATAAAGTATAACCATCTATTGTCTGTAAACCAGACAATGAAATATTTGTAGTAGTAGCGACAGCAGCAGAAGTGTATGAAGATGATGAATCATTGAATGGCAAAATCCAATATTTACCAGTCGAATCTTCTACATATCTTGCTGCGTGAGTTAGATAAAGATCATAATCATTCCACCAAAGAATGTTATTTTTGTAATCATTGCTTTTGATTACATATATACCGTTTACTTTTTCAGAAAAGACTTGAGAAATTTGACTTTGATCACCAAGATAAATACCTTTGTCAGTGTTGTCATTATCAGCTACATAAATAAAATGGTCATAAGAAACTTCATCTGGTTTATTTTCAACATAAGTAATTCTTTTGGGAGAAATTTCTTTGATATCAGAAATACCATTTAATGTTGTTATAGCGGTACCGGAAGAATTGTAATAGTTTGATATTTCAATCCAATCCCAGTTTTGAACAGCCTCATTTTCAGGAATTATTGCATAAAATATTTTTTCATCAGTTGCAGCATAGTAATAAGTTTGATTGCTTCCGTCAACCAATCTGTCACTTGAAACGATAAAATTGTCGATTGTGTAGTTTTGATAAGAACTATTTTTTGGATATTTTATTTCAGTCCAGATATCTGTCGTGTCTTTATAAAAGACTCTATTATTAGACGTAAGTGCATAAAGGTTTTTAAAATAATTTTCTTCATTTAAAAGATTATCTTGTAAAGTTAATATCTTTCCATAATCATTTTTCCAAGAAGAAAAGTCTGATGCCAAATTGCTATTTATGTTGTATGTAAATAATCCTCTCGAAGTAGATGCAAATATTTGAAAAACATTACTAAAAATATTTTGGCTTTCAAGAAAAACTGTTACATCATCGTAATATTGAATTCTTGAATTTGCGTTATGTGGGTAAAAATAAGATTTTCCAATACCAGTAACTAAAAATTTATTAGGAGTAAATGTAAGGTTTCTTCTATGTATACTGTTTGAGAAATGTTCAAGTGTAAGGTTTCTTACATCTAACTTGCCTGACAGCACTGAGTTTGCTGAAACATTCTTAATTCTGTCATTAGAAAGATTATTTTTTATTTCTTCTATATTTTCACTAATAGTTAATGACAAATCTTCAAATGTATAATCATCAAAGTTTGGGAAAGATTTATTTAAATAGATTGTTCCCGAAGATGGATTTATACTGTAATGTATAGGGTCAATTATAACTTCATTAATTTTTAACACTGGCTCTCTATAATCAAAATTTGACCAAGAAAAAAGTTCATAAATATCAGATATAGAGCCATCATCGTTTGTTTGCTGTGTGATGACCCCGTTACTTAATTTTGTGTAAGATTGTAGAACTAGTGATGAGCTTAATAGTTGTTGGCTAGTATTTACAGGATAAAGCCTAATTGATTTTGCAATTGGCAGATAAACTTTCAATGAAGATGTTGACTTTATTGAATATGATAAAAAGAGTTTGTATGAAGTTCCTGACTTGTAAATATTGAAATCATTAGATGACAGTGTAATGCCATTAAGCTTGACTAAAGGTTCTCCATATCCTGTAATGTCATCAGAAAAAACATTTCCATCAGATTGCTTTAATAAGAAAATATTTGTATTTGTATACGTACCTGATGTGTCAAAATTTGATGCAGTCAAGACAAGATAATTTCTTAAGTTTATCTTAGAAGGTGAATTTATGTCACCAAGATGTTTGTGCTTCAAGTATGAGAGATTTAAGTTTTTCTGAAAATCTCCAAGAGATTCATTAAACTGTTTTCTTCTATTTGAGTATTTGACTTCTGAAATAACACTTATGTCAGAATAAGTAGAATCTGCCTCTGTTGTTATTTCAGCAAGATACAAAGCATTAGAATAAGAATCGTAATTTTTATCTGGGTTGACTGGAGATACTATTTCACAAAACTCATCTTGCAAAGTTGAAATTCCAGGTTCGGCCCATACATAAAAAGTGTTACCAATTGTAAATCTAAAGTAATATGGTTTTTCTGTTTTAGCAGAATATTTGTCAAGAATGCCTCTTCCAGAACTTACTTTGGCGCATTGTTTAAATGCATTGTCAAAGTAAAGATTTGTTGAAGATAATGTAAAGCCAGTTGAAGAAACTGCTCCTATCCAGAGTGTTTGTTCATTAGTGTCTCCACTTTCCACATAGACAACAAAATTGTTTGAATAATCTGAAGTTGAATTAAGTGAAGAGTGTCTAGACCAAGCGCCGGAAGAAGCTACATAAATTCCATTTTGGGATGCTGTGCTTTGATTTTTGACTAAAACAATATTTCCAGCAACAACAGATACGCCATCTATAGTTTGAGCGCCAGTAAGTGTTATATTAGCAGTAGTTGCGGTTTTTGCAGTTACAGAAAATGCTAAATTTAGTAAGTCTAATTTATATCCATACTCTGATGTTGAACTTTCTACATAACCATTAAGTAAAAGAAGTTGATCAGCCCTACTGTCAGTAAGCTTTTGTACTTCCCATCCTGAAATTATGCTGGGGCCAAAATATGAATATACGCCTTGAAATTGTGATTCAACACTAAGCATATTCTCATAGTCATAGCCTGGATACCAAATATCACCAAATTGAGAATATAAAAATTTATAAATAGATGTTCGACTTGACATTTTACCCTATGGAGCAGGATTGAATTTTATAGCAGCATCTCCTATATCGAGTTGTACGGCAAAATCATAGACCATTGCAGGCACAACTCCAGTAGAAGTGAGGAATATTCCAAATCTTATAGCGCTAGAAGCTTCTGATAATTCAAATGTAGTATTTGGTGTAATAATATTGAAATTTTCAAAATTATATGTTTCATTTGAATCTTCAGAAGTTGTATATCCGTAAACGATGCTTCCATTGTTTTTTAATTCATTAGAAGTGAGCAATCCTCTTTTAATTAAAGGTGCATCTGTATCGTAGTCAGTTGTATCAAACATTTTAGTGAAGAAATAACTTCCGGAGGATGAAGTGTAAGTCAATGTCAATGAAAGTAGTTCAGGAGTTATATTAGGACTTGCTGAAACTAACTCTATTTTATATTGAATCCATTTTCCAGAATATGGTGACAAGTTAACAGATAAAGATTGAGCATTAGAAACCGATATAGGCTCATTGATTGATGACAATGATGTAGCTTCGCTGTATGTTGCAGCAAGACATTCTACTCTTGTATTTCCTGTCTTTACGTAAATATTAACTTCAGTTCCAAAATCTAAACTAGAGTCTGTTGTTGTTGGATATTTATTTAAAACAAGAGCAACCAATTCAGTCCAAGTGATGAGCGTTGGAACATAAATCGGCTGTGGCTCATAGACTCCGTATTCCCTGACTTTTCTATCTGGAGCAAAAATTGAATATTCTCTTGAGTTTGGAACATAAATGCCCTTTCTTGACAAAGAATTATCAGCATTCTTTTGTATTTGATAAATTACACCAGAGTTGTTAGTTGTAGATAGATTCTGATTGTTTGTATTATTGACAATAGTGTTTGTTGGAGTTGTGTTTGCGTCCGTTTGATTTTGAGTAGGATTATTTGTTTGGTTATTTTGTGTATTTCCAGTTACAGGATTGATTGTAGTGTTAGAATTGCTCACAATAGAAGTAGCTGAATATTGAATAAAACTACTTGGATTATTGCCGACATTTGATGTTTGAACCATTTTGTCATTCAAGACACTAAAACCTGAAGCGTTAGAAGGAAGAGATACTCCTTGTATATTTCCCGCCTCGTCCTTAAGTCTTACATAGATTGTTCTGTCATTGTTTTCATATGGCGCTGGAGTGAACTGATATATGCTTCCATCAACGCTTGCGCCATAAAAAGTGTTTCCTATGCTTGTGACAGCTTTGAGTTTTGAAACACCCAAAAATTGCTCGGCAGGGACTATCTGATAGGACTCTTCTACTGACCTTTGCCAAGATAATTTGAGTGTAGTTCCAGTGCCAATATTGTTCGTAGTTTGAAGCTTGAACTTTAATATGTCTCCCTCTTCTACAGAGAAAGCATTTGCAGAATACTTTGTAGTTACAGTTGTTGCTGTGTTGTAATTGCTTATTTGCAATGTATCATTTATAAATAAATTATAACCTACACTTGAGTCTATCTTGAAAGATAGATCTCCAGATTTACTAGTCAACAATGCTCCTTCAAAGGTGACTGATGGATAAGTAAAGCCAGAAGGTATGGTGATAGTTGTAGCGAAACCACCATTATAATTTATGTTAGAGGTTTGGTTTTTATAAGCAATAAAATTGTAACTCTCTATGTCTCCAATATCAGTCCAAGTGATTCCAGCTCCAGTATATGATCTCCAAGTAGTATTTAATTGAGATGTTAAGTAATTGTGAGAGACAATCTTCTTAAATCCATTTACAGATTTAAAATAACCATATATTCCATTATCTGTTGAAACATATACATATAAACCGTTAGGATCGTCATAAACAAAATGAACGTGATCAGAATACGTATCGTAAATTTTTGACCAAGTTTTTGCAGTTGAGCCAGTATATGATAATTCCCAAACTTGACCACCTCTAAATGTTGCAAGAAGAGAATTTCTAGTTACACTTCTGGTCAAAGTTTCTACACTGTCAAAATTTGAAGAAAGTGTTTGTGTCCAAGTTGAGTTGTAGTAACTGTATACAGCTGATGATTTACTTGCGTATTCACCACCCAGACCGGCAAACAGTGTAAATTCTTTTGCAGCTAAAGATGTAACTTTATCATAAGCAGAGAAAGATTTTATTTCAGAAATTTTCTTTCCATCATACTTATAAATAGTACATTCAGTTGTAACGCCTTTGGAAGAACCTATAAATAAATCGTTGCCTAAAGAAGCAAGACTCAATATTGGTTTTAACAATTTGTAGTTTGATAAACTCAGTGGGTCTTTGGAATTAACTACAGACCAAAATTCACCATTGAATGATGCAAATAACAATCCATAATTACTGCCTGCGTATGCTATACCATTATGAATATGAATACAAGTAATTTGATACTTTTCAGAAATGAGAGATTCATTTAATATCTCATATACCTCTCCATTAGCATACACGAACATCTTGTGGTTAGACGCTATTAAAATCTTTTCATTAAATGTAGCTATGGCTGTAATTTCTGAAGTTGCATTACCTGTCTTCTTACTCCAAAGATAAGAAGCATTAGTAAGATCAACATTTTGAAAAGTTGTTTCACCAGCAGAAAAATCTATAAATCCTCTGGAGTCTGCATTTGGGAAATTAGTTGCATCTCTAAAATCTGAAAATCTTGAAATTTGAGCTGACACAACATCTGAGAATTCATCATATGCAGCTATAGTTACTTCTGCTCTCTGGTCGATTGTAAAATAATCACCGTGATATGCTAATCTAGCTGCATATAAGGATGTAGGGGTGTCGAATGTAAAATTCAAATAATCTAAAGTTTCTTGGTCTGCAATATTTTCAAACAAATCTACCCATTCAGATGTTCTTGTTTCTTTTATTTGACATTTATAAATTTTAGTATTTTTTGCTGTGGCTCCAACAACAAGGTTAGTAATTGTTGGATAAACATTATTTGAACTATCTTGCTCATCTACAACGACTGGATTGAATTTTTTGTAGATGTAATTCGATTGCTCATTGCCTATAACTTCAAACTTCGATAAATCAGAACTGCCACCATAAACACTTACACTCTTCATAGGTGATTCAAAAATGTCTAGTAAGTAATCTGTTGAAGATAACTCAGATGAAGAAGTATTGAAAGCAGTAATTTTATTATAAGCTGTTCTGTCTGCTAATCTAACCCAGGACAATTCTGTGTCGTCATAATATGCTACTTCATTATCTGACAAAGTATATGTGGCTAAATCTATACTTACCGAACCAGAAACTGCAATTGGAAGATTATCAAGAACAATGTCAATCCAATAACTTGTATTTTCAGATAGTGATATACCTGTGTTTGAAAAAGTATATTCTGCATAAGAAGATGTTAGATCGTTAAATTGAATACTTGAAAATGTTCCTAATACTGTTGATGGAGAATCAGTAACAGGATCGTTAGTATAAAGTGATACATTAATTTTATCACCAAGATTCAAAATATTTCCTGATTTCTTAAGCTTCAAAATAATTGTTGATATATTTTGATTTCTAGGAGAAGTAATTTTGACAGCTGCTCTTAAATTGGTGAAAGAAAAATCTGAAAGAGTATCAGTTTGAGTTTCTGTTATTGATGAGTAGCCAAGGCCTGCAAAATAATGAACCTTTATGCCTGGATCCACATCGTCAGCATTTCTATTTAATATTACTATCCCTTTGGGCGGACGTGTGTCGTATATCACACTAGCAGTTGGATAAAAATCTGATTTTACAAAGACATCTACGTTGTCATCTTCAATCGTAAATCCAAAAGTTTCAGCGTTATTTAAGGATGTGTTCCAATATTTTGTATCAAAAAAACCAAAATTGTCATAAGTAGTGTTATTGAGAATTAATACAGGTTCAAAATTTCTGATAGTGCCGTAACCCGACCCACCAAAAAGCTGAAGATTTCCATTTTGTAGAGAAATCTCAACAGAACTTCCAAAAGCAACTTTATTATATAAAGTCAGTTTTACATTGTGATCTGAACCTGTAGAGCCAGTTGATGCGCTTTTTACTGGAGAATATTGACCATCAATAAATACTTGAAATCCAGAAATACCTGTGCCTGGAATTGCTGGGTAAGATTTATTTAAATTAAAATCTAAGAATATTTCTGAGCCATTAGTTGATACATAACTTGTGGTGGCTGCAGTTGCGCTATACAAACCACCTGCAGATAAGGGAAGAACACCTCTTCTTCTGTTAGTAATTGCTCTGTTTGAAAAATTTGCAAGTTCGTTTAAATTTGAACTTTGATCAGTAATGAAGTTAGTACTTGGTTTCGTATAACTTAATAGAATTGTATCTGTGGGACTGATACCATCTGTTATTAATAAATCATACTGGATTACATCTATGCCATTGTAAGTAGTAGGTGCATCAGTCACAGATGCAATAAACTTGTATTGTCCCAGCCCAACATCATAAACACTAAAACCTGTTGCTGACGATCCAGGTTGTGTTAATTCAGACATTACAACTTGGACAAAACTTAGACCACTTACACTAGTTTGAGTATTTACTACTGTTGGACGTACTGTTTCTGATGCAAGGTTAGTGACTGCTACTCCGGCTAGAGCAGCTGCATATGTCAGGCCTGTGCCAGTGCTGTCTCTAATCTTGAACAAATTAGATGCAGGAGGTGTGTAAGTTAAGGAGACAGGATTTGTGCCATCACTTACAGCTATACCTGATGCAAGTTGCAAGACAACTACTTTACCTAGAGTTGCACTTGTAGGATCTAAAACATATGCATTCGTTACTGCAATTCCAACATTGTTTTGAGAAATTGCAAATCCAGAAATTGATGTTGTTGGTAGAATCGGAGGTGTTGCTTCAATGTAGTAAACAAATACTTTAGATCCATCAGTACTTGTTGTTGAATAGTTGAAAAGTGGCGGTCTTGCTTCTTTTGTAAGATTTGTTATTCCAACCCCGGTAAATGAAGCTACAAATGATTTTTGAGTGTCATTATCAGACAATTTTGGTACGGTAGTACCAAAAGAAGTGGCATCATAAGATACAAAAATTGTCTGAGTAGTTAGAGCCGTACCCGACTCGCTATAAGAACTGTCTACAATTTTGTCAGAATCGGCAAATACAAGCTCTACTGTTTTTGGGGTTCTAGAATCAATAAAAGTAGATGTAGGAGTAACAGTACCTGCAATTGAACTTCCAAATTTTTTAGTAACTGAGAACCTTAACTGAAGGCCGGAAGATGGTTCAAGGCCAGCACTATCTATATCGTCAAAGTTTAAGTAAATCCTTTGCCCATCAAATGAAGTATAAGACAAATTACTTAAGCTAGTTGATATACCAGGACTTGCGCCACTAAAAGCAATAAAATTGTTGTTGATTTCCATATTTTATTATTTTATACTTCCATAATGACCACTTAAATACAGATTTCCTTTATATGAAATAGATGTTAGCGGTCTTACTATGCCCAACAAATCATAGTTTCCTGATGAGTCAAAGATCTTTTTCCTTTCGAAAGATACGTCTTCATTGAACCAAGATTCTGCGTCAGACTTGTAGTAAAATAATTTAGATTGTCTGTCGCTAGGATTATCAGAAACTTTATCACTTTCGAAACCATCAGTTGCACAA